CTTCAATAATGTTCCCCATGTTTTGGATATACAAAGCTTCTGCGTTGTTATCCCCTTCTGTTTTCACTTCTTCAACTTTGTTCTTCCCCTGCACTTTAGCCACTAATTTCGGACCGTATACCGCCGAAAGAAAAACGCCGATAATTGTCATGATTTGCGGAAATCCGCTGGTCCAAAATCTATCCATCTACTTCATCCTTTATAATTATTTCCTGTTGATGTGACTTCAGGATATTTGTGCTCATTAGCGCTATTGTGAAGCAATAAATCCACGATGGATTAGTACTGCCATCTATGAAAGTAACCAAGAAACAAGAACCTAACAGAAGCCAGAGAAACAGCAATACGAAGTACAGAGGGAGCTTGAGATACACATTATCAATTATCAATCCAAACACTTTCAAAGCACCGATGATGATAAACATCAAACCAAAATAACGACCACCAATAAATCCGAAGATATTATTGATAGCCGCATAAGCGTTTGAATATGAAAGAATGTTAGAATTGAAGAAGTGATAGAGCCCATAGCCGATTGAACCTAGAGAGAATGCGAAAGAGGTACTTCGTTTATTAATATAACCGAGTGTATGTCTAATTAATTTCCACATATGTCACCTGCTTTCCTAAAACTAAAAAACACTCTATTGAGCGTGCTGCCTTTTACGCCTAAACTAAATTTATTAAACTATACGCTGTTTTTTCTCCGAGAATCCTTGTTCCTACGTTATTTGGATGTGTTCCATCCACACCATCAAAGAATGCCTTGCGATTAAATTTATTAAATCCCAACTGATAGTAATCATCTTGACAAACAAGTTTATAATCTCTGGATATACTCTTACACAATTCGACATACTGTGTTAACAAAAGATTATGTGTATTAGTTTTAGTATCACTATCTTCTAGGAAATCCTCGTTTCCATCTAAGTAAAAACGATAGCCGGGTGTTTGGACCAAAATTCTTATTTGAGGATATTTTTCCAAAATTATTTCTAGCGATCTACGTAGGCTTCCGCCATATGTTTGTGTGTCGTATTTATCATCGGTGTTATCTAGGAAGACATCTGCATTCCAATCGTTTGTACCGTACCTTATAGTAATGTAATCAACCTTCGTGAAATCGATTGTCTTTATTGAATCCAATCTGCTACCAAAATAGCTTGGATAGCCTTGAGACGTATCTGCAATGGCCGTATCTTGCGCTGACCAATCTCCACTAACAATAGCTTCTGCAAGTCCTATCATAGAAAAAGCTTCCCATGGGCGCGGGTATTTTCCATAAGCCATTCGGCATCCGCCAAAGCCACAGTTATAAACAGTGGCTCCTGTAATTTGCTTGACTATTGTTGAAATATCATTCGGCTCTGCTTTGTTTCCTAATATACTATCTCCAAATTGAACAATAGTATCACCTGCCAAAGGTTTATCTAAAGATACTTGTTTGATATCATCAGTAGTTAAGACTCTTTTGAACACTGTATCTTTAATCTCCGGTTTAGATAAAAGATCTAGAAACCTAAAATAGAAGTTGCCACCTCGATCAAAATACTCTTGAAGTTTGAAGTTGGCATTTGGGGAATAATCTCGTAAAAAACCAGCAGCTAAAGCTCCCTCTGGCTGATTAGTGGTAGTTGATACAAAATAGTCACCGTCTGTATCAATTACATTTGCATCCTTTGCAGATATCGCTTGTACATTCGATCTATATTTAATATCGCCATCAAATATAGTTGTCCATTCCGGGATAGGCGGATTGTTAATGTCAAATCTTCTCATCCATATTTTGGTAATCGTATTAGAAGTGTTGTAATATACCAAGGTTTGCAAGAACCATCGATCATTGACATTCTCATTTATTAAATGAGTGATTGCCCTGATTGTTGACGGCACATCCGTTGCTCCATTTTGTACTAAATATACACCTTGCTTTCTGACGGCATTTACACTTGATCCCGATATGACTTGCCCTGAAAAAGCATATGAGGATGCTAGTTTTGCATTGGTTGCTGCTCCGTCGACAATATTAGATGTGTTGACAGCGTTTGATCCAACAACTGGAACACTTCCTCCCGTCATTGCTGTTTTAACTTCTTGCGCCAGCATGCCGAGCGTTATCTGTTCGTTTCCACCTTTGTCAACCTTTTGGGAAAGCCCGCTCAATAAATTTGTATTTACCTGAGTCAATGCTGTTTTATCCGCTTTTGTTATGCTTAAGCTATCTATGTCTGTTCGGTATCTATTTGAATCAGCTAATACAGCGACCAATGCACTAAATTCTGCCTTTTCAACAATCCCTACAGGTTGCCCCGCCAATTTTTGTACTGTTAACTCGAATTCTTTTAAGTTCGTTACTTTTCCATCTTGAATTATCTGTATACTTGCATATACTTTACCCGGCGTCATCATATGCACTGGGTATTCAATTGCAAACACGCTGGTTGCCTTGCTAACAACTGAAAAAGCAGTTAGGTCTGTTACTCCACTTGCTTCATTGTGCCAATTAAGATTTAAGGTTAATCCGGGGACTTCACCGACATTACCATTATTGGTAACTTGAACAGTGAGTGTGCGTCCTTTGTAATCGCCTTGAGAAACGAACTGCTTCTGCACGAAGCTATCACTCGCTCTATCAATCACTAAATCGACATCTCTAAATTGATTTAGTTCCAAATCCATCACTCCTAAAAATTTATGTGTTCTCTTGGATTAATAAAATCACTATTGGATGGCCATGGTCCATTTGTAAAAAATTGGAAGTGCAAATGCGGTCCAGTACTTGGTCCAGTTGTCCCCATATTGCCGATTTGTTGTCCCTGATTGACCGTATCGCCTACAGAAACTCTCAGTTGACTTTGATGTGCATACCCTGTGTAAAGCCCGTCAGAGTGCTTAATAACAACGTAGTTTCCGTACCAATCGGGGTAACTTCCAGCTATTACTACTTCACCAGCTGCCGATGCATATATAGGCGTGGTTGCATTTCCGTTCACTAGGTCAATTCCGTTGTGAAGCTCATACGATCCGGTAATTGGATGGTATCTGTAGCCAAACTCACTAGTCACAGTGACTGGCTTGCTAATCGGAACTACATATCCAACACTTTCATTCACTTTCACATATTGTCGTATCATCGCAGCATAGTGAAAGTTACCACCATTTACATACAGATACGTTCTGCCATCTGCTTGAGACACCGCATTTACATATGGATAAGTTGCACCAGTTGTATTTCCTAGTGAAGGAGCAACAACTGTTCTTGAATAAACCTCAGCCAAATCGGTGGTATTTACTCCACCTCTGTTTGAGAGCCAAGGGATATATGCACTACCGAAGTTGTAACCTTGCATCACTCCCCAGATATCTACGTTTTGATCCTGACCGTTTTTAATTTGTTGAGCTAGGTGTTTACACCCTTGTTTTACCGACGCTTCACCCGTAAGATAACCGGGACCAGGATAGCCCGCTGATTCAGAAGATTGCATGATGTCATCTGTTCCGTCAGTGCCGGGGTTTTCTACCATAATCAGCGCATAGGCTAGTCCGATATAATCCGAAATACCGTATAGTTTCGTATACTTTTCAAGCCAAGCAACGATATTCGCATTTCCGGTTATGTTGCTGCCGATATTTATTGGATCATATGTTGCACCACCGGGACCAACGCCTCCTCCAGAACCACCGGGATAAACTTGTTGTCCTTGGATTCTGATTTGACCCTGCACATCTAAGTCACCTGTTATACGGACATTCCCTTGATAAGTAACATCTCCACGATAAATCCCCGATCCATCTCCAAGAAATACCCATCCATACCCTTCTTTTGTCGAGATAAGAATGTACTTTCCATCGCCTTCTGTTTTAATTACAAGCGAGTTATCTTCAAGTGGTGTCGGCGTGGACGCTTCTGGAAAAGGATTGCCGGCTGAGTCAGTTGTACCAATTGTCCCAATTTGTCGGTTGGCTCCCCAGAACTCCATCCCTTTACTGGTTAACTCCATAATCTTTTTGCCGTTTTTCATCGCTTGTAACGATCCGGCTGACAGTTTCAGAATCTCGCCTAGCTTGTTAAATGATGTTTCGAAAATATCAGCAATGATTGATCCAGTTTGGATGAAGTCAGCGTTGAATTTACCGTCAATGGTCCAAGCTGTCTTAAATGGACTAGTGTAGAAATCGCCGTCAATAAATCCAATCCCATCCGAATTTGCAACTAAAAAATGACTTGATGTTTGAATAGAATCGCCGTCCATCCATACCATTTGAAATGGCTGCCGACTTTCCCCTCGTTGAGGATGATTAGCTGGATAATCAGATGGGGACATCAAAATAACCGCACCGCCATGAGCGCCACGGATAATATCTGATTGCCATTTGCTGATTTCAGTTGAATCATAGAACGTCATTTTTGTTTCAGCTAAATTGGTTACACTATTTTGAACACTTGCTGCTTGCCTGGTACTTGAAGTGTTCAAGTTATCGCCTAATCCGCATTGAACCTTGTTTCTGATGCGATCGATTTTGACGCTGAAAACACGAGTTTTATAGTGATAGTTCTTGTCTGATCGGTGGATGGTTACTGTGTTACCGATTGAATCCCCACCTAGTACAGAAGTTTTGAATTGAATCAACGGCCTTGAGTATTCTACAAGGTTCTCATAGGTCGCTTGTAGCAACTCTCTAGGGTCTTCTATATCTTCCAAGATTAGAACAGTTTCCCGTTTACGCTTGCTTCCGTTCTTCATCGGTATGCCGTAAAGTGCTGTCATTTCAGGATATTCAAGCCAATTCTGTCCTTTAGGCTTATCTAACGGATTACCATTCGACTTTTTCCATTCGATGTCAGTGAATTCAATTCTTCGTCCGTAGCCGTCCCCGACCTCTTCACCTTTACCCCTTCCGATAATCGAGGTATATAGTTGCGATCGGTCTCTTTGACGCACGACTTCAAGCGCATTTGATCCATATACGAATCGTTTATTACTGAATATCCCAATCTGCTTATAAATTTCAATCCATTTATCTGTGATTTTGTTGCCATCGATTTTACATTTAAAGACTATCTCACAGCCAAACGTCTGCAGTTGCTTTAAAGCATCTTTAACGCTTAGATAGTAGAACGTTCCTGAAATTGCAGGAAGCGTGGGATCGACATAACCCACACGCCACTCAGCATTTGTATAACTAAGAATCTGTTCTGCTACTTGTTTGATACTTCGATTGCTAGGGCGCATATCAAGCACGATAAACGAATGTAGTTCATCTACTGCAAAGTTAACCCCTGTAAAGCTTAAACGTCCTCTAGGGTCGCTATCAGCGGTTATTTTGTACATCGAAAACGAATCATCATTTTCTCGAACAGCCATAAAAGCAGCATCTCGAATTTTTTTGTCATCCAATACACTAACGCTCAAAGTATCGTTCATCAGCTCGCTTTTATCTGCTGTGATTTCTTTCGACTGGACGGATTCAATAATTTTGCTTTCTCCGCACACTTTTAGCAGTTCTTGTTCATCATTAAGAAAGTAAATGCTTTCGCTCATAGCGCCACCACCCGATAAAGGACTTCGAGAGATCCATTGTTTGTCTTAACAACATCCCCTTTTTTGATGTAGAAATCTTCAAGTTGTCCGCCAGCCCAATCTAAGATATTTGTTTTATCTACACCGTTCACATACACACTACCTTCTTTGTTTCGAAACTCAATTACATCCCCTGCAACAATGCTAGCACCTGTAATTGACATAGAGAGTGAGCCGTTGGTCACTTTAACGCTTGTTGGTGCGCTCAATTTAACTCTTACGATGTCTGGGACAATCGTATATGGAATGTACGTGGCAATTTCGCCATCTGATTTATATTGCTTTGAATACTTTCTAGGATCAGCACAATAGATATCAAAACTTGAAACGATTCTGTTTGTGTCGCCTGCAACGGTATTAGAAGATGAAAACCGACCATGATATGTGTAGTCTAATTCATCGTTGAATTGAATTGGAACATCTTTTGTTTTATAGAGATACCACATTAAAAGATCAAACTTTTTTTGCAGTTTCTCTGGATCGTTATCTTCGAGTTTATATTTCACTGTCAGCGTCCTTGAAGGCAACGTCTGGTTCGTGACAATGCTCCCGACTTGAATTGATTCAGATTCAATGCCCACAGATATCATTTCTCTTCCTTCGACTGACAATGTTTGATAACCTTCGATGACCTTCTCAAATAGGATGCCATCATAATACATAGCGGAAGTAGGAATGTACTCCGCTATGTATCGTTCATTTTTCTGTGTGTCCATAAACGGATACATTCTGTTTTCCATTTCCTACCTCCTAAAATTGCATATTTAAGTTAATACCATTACCTTGAGCTTGGCTAATGTCATCAACAATTTTAGAAAACTCACTATCTCCAATTCGAACATTGAAAACAGCTGGCTTGTTATTGGTTCCATAGCTGACTTCATGTTGCACCTGTGTTTGAATTTGGCTATTAACTGCCGAAATTCGGTTTCCAATGTCCATGTTCGATGCCTTGTCAGCTAGTGTAGAGGATGCTTTATCCACATATTTTGAACCGTCCAGCATACCTTCTGCTAAACCTTGCGAAGTGAACATACCTAATTCAGCCATCACACGTGAAGGAGAATGGATATTCAATACATCTTTGATTTTTCCAGTAATAGATCCAGCAACATCTTTAACTGCATTTACTACATCATCAATCTTGCTTCTGATTCCATTCACTAATCCATCAATGATATCTTTTCCGATTTGCAGTAGGTCAATTTGTCTGATGGTGTCAAAGGTTTCTTTTACTCTATCTACGGCATTTGAAACACCGGTTTTCATGTCTTCCCACACTTGCGCTGCACCGTCTACAATGCTCTTCGCTGTATTAATGACAGCATTCTTAGTATTTTCCCAAGC